GGGGCGGGGGCGGGCGACACGGCTGCGGGCATCTCCCCTCGGGGACGGCTACAATCCCGAGGACATCAAGGCCGTTATCGCCGGGGAGCGTCCGCTCCCGGAGCAGCCTGTTTCTGCGCCTGCTGCCCCTCGCCGTGTCAATCTGATCGTTGATATACAGGAGCGCCTGCGCTCCGGTAAAGGTGCGGCCTATGCACGGTGGGCAAAGGTCTATAACCTTAAACAGATGGCGGCAGCGCTTCAATTCATGCAGGAACAGAATATCACCGAGTATGACCAGCTCTCCGCCAAGGCCGAGGATGCCGTTTCTCGCTTTCACGCTCTGACCGAGCAGCTCCGGCGGACGGAGGCTGACCTGTCCGCAACCTCCGAGCTGATGGGAGCCGTGGTGCGGTACGCCAAGACCCGCCCCGTCTTTGACGGGTATAAGGCCGCAAAGTATAGCTGGAAATATCTTGCCGAGCATGAGGCGGAGCTGGCGGACTACCGGGCAGCCAAGGCCACGATGGGAGAGCTGCTGGGCGGAGAGAAACTGTCCAAGATGACAGAGCTAAAAGAAAAACGCCGCCAACTGGCGGCGCGGAAAAAGGCGCTCTATGCAGGCGTTGGGCGTGGATATCCAGACCATCCAGAGCATCGTAGGCCATGCCGATACCGAGATGACTGAGCATTATCTCCATGTTCAGGAATCCATTCGGCAGAGTGCGATCCAGTTGTTCAGCGAGGCGTTTTCGGCCTGAAAATTGGACGGAACAGCACTAATTAGACCAGATAAAATCTTTGGCATTGTGGTCAAAATTGTGGTCAAAGCCAAATGAGGTCAGGCTATAAACAAAAAAATCCAACGATTTCTAACGTGAAATCGTTGGATTTATGGTCCAGCAAGACTGGACAAATCCGAACTTTTTTCCTCCGCCGAATCGGCGGTCAAAGTGTCCTCAAAACGGACGGTTTGGGTTCCATCCTTGTAGTTGAATGTGATCAGCATCCGGTCATCATACAGGAAAATGGCATTGACAAAAATTTCGATCAGTGCCTTCCGCTGTTTTTTCTGCGAAATATCGAACCTTCTAAATTTCATCAGCCAGAATCGGATGAAATCCTCATTGAAGCTGGGCTTCTTCAATTTTTCATCTGCAATTTTTGCAGTCAGCTCATCTTTCTGGTTCTCCAGTGCTTCCAGATGCTCTTTCGTTGTCCGGGTGTACAAGCCGTCCTCGATAGCCTTCATCAGATTCTCCAGCTTCTTGTCTACTTCCCGGAGCTGCTTTTCCAACAGCGGGATTGTGGTGTTCTCCTGATTCTGTACATCCCTGACCAGTTGAACGATCTTGTCGATCACCGCATCGTCCTGAATCAGCTTCATGGTCTCCCGGACGACCAGTTCTTCCAGCCAGTCCTTCTGCACGGTCTTTTTATTGCAGCCCTTGCGCCGCTTGACGTTGGCGCACTTGTAATAATAGTAGGTGCGCCCAGTGGCACTGGTTCCACTTTCGCCGAACATCAGCGCACCGCACTGCCGCAGAACAGCTTGGTGGTCAGCAGATATTCCTCGTCTGCTTTGCCACAGGCAGGGGCACGCTTGTTCTTATCCATACGCTTCTGCACCCGGTCAAAAAGGTCTTTCGGAACGATAGCCGGAATCGCATCCGGCACAACGATATCCCGGAAAGACAATTCACCAATGTAACGACGGTTCTTCAACATGGTGTTCACGCTGCTGTGGGTCATTTTGCCGCCCTGCATATTGCGGACACCTTTTTCATTAAGAAAATTCACGATTTCGACCATCTTATCGCCGTTGTCGTATCTCTGAAAGGCTTCCAGCACCAGCGGAGCAGTCAGCGGGTCAAGGTGATAAAACTTTTCCTCGTCGATTTTGTAGCCTATGGTTCCCGTACCGCCAGTGCACTTCCCTTTCAGAGCATTTTCGGTTTGGCCTCGAATGACCTTTTCGGAAAGTTCTGCGGAATAGTATTCAGCCATACCTTCCAGAAGGGTTTCCACCAGAATGCCCTGCGAGCCCTCGGCAATGGGTTCCATGACGGAAATCAGATGAACGCCGTTCTTTTTCAGGATCATCTTATAGTTTGCGCTATCAAAACGATTCCGTGCAAAGCGGTCAAATTTCCAGACGAGAACAACATCAAACAGCTTCTTGCCGCTGTCTTTGATCATCTGCTGGAATTCCGGGCGATTGTCCGTTTTGGCAGAGAATGCACGGTCAATGTAGTGCTTGATGACCATGATGCCGTTCTTTTCCGCATAAGCCGTGCATTCCCGAATCTGGCCTTCAATGGATTCTTCGCGCTGATTATCCGATGAATAGCGGGCATAGATTACGGCGGTCATAGACTCACTTCCTTTTTCTTATCGAACAGACGGGTAGCTTTTTGCATACTTGTAGATCTGCCGTGCACAGTCAAGGCTCATTTTGCTGGAATCGTTGTGTTTGAGCCATGCATTCACATTGCCCGGATTCAGCTTCAAGTCCTTGTAAAGACGGTAATTCGTCAATTTCTTTTTTTGTTGAAGTTCCAATACCCGGCGATGGATCAGTTCTTTTGTGTCATTGTCCGCAAGAGCGGCATCCCGCACCGAGCAATAGCTGCGCCAAACCTTCAAATAGCCTTCCGGCAGTTCTGATGATTGCTTTTCAAGAAGCACCAGCATTTGCTCCAGCGAATAGAGATTAGAAAGTTGCTCATATTCCGCAGCAATCGTGCTGTTTGCGGTGTAGCGGAGCAGCAGTTCTACTTTATTAAAAGCCAGCGCATAGAGAAACAGCGGTTCTTTCAGGCGGGGATTTTCAGCCATACGATCTGCCAGCTTATGGACGCTTGCCGTTTGAACCCCGGAAAGCTCTGCCACATACTGCTTCAAAAAGCCTTCGAATGTCAGCTTTCGCATGGTCTCCACCTCTCTACATACTCCTGATAGCGGATATAGAAATCCCGATACCGCCAGTCGTTCAAGATGCTGGCTCTCAACTCATCTTCATCCGTTGCAAGGTGTTCCAGCAAATCCCAATCCAACGAATTCCGCACAGCCTCACTCTCTACGTCTGCTTTGTCAGTGTCCCGAAAAGAGCACAGCTTTGCAATCACCAAGTCCTCCAAACTGGGTGTATAGAACTGCACCTTTGTACCACCAAAGGGTAGCGGCTGAAGCCGGTCTTGGAAGTTATACGGGAAATTGTCGATGTAGGCTTCCACATCGGTGTTGATGTCGTACTTGCCAAGCAAACTGTACAGTTCTTTCGGAACACTCAAGGCATCAATGTCATGAGTAGCGCGGGTCAACTTGCCCAACAAAATAAACGCACTGCCGCCTACGATCACCATCTGATAGCGGTCGTTATTGTCGATCATCAGGTCTGCGTCTTCGTCCAGACGTTCCAGACGCTTGCGGAGGTCATCTAAGATCATCTTTCCCATAAAACAGCCTTTCTTATTTTCAATAATAGTATTTTCTAAAACCATTTTACGAGAAAGACAGCTTATTGTCAAGAGCCAACCGCAAAGCTTACACAGATTTTTCTATGGAGTTAACCAAGAAAACAAAAACGAGCCATAAAAACAAAATATTGCAAAAGAAGATTCCATACGCAGCTGCAGAACCTATGCGTGCAATTATTACCGGGACGTTGTATATCGCTGGAATCTTATATAAACAGCTTACTATAACAGTTGTGATACCCAATTTTCCCGCGTGCCTAAAGTAGTCAAGAAGCGTTCCTAACAATGTATTTGATGGCCGTTTTTTATCTGTTATCTGTTTCAGTTCCTTTGCATATGGACTCCCAAGCAGAGCTGATGCAGCAGCAATATATACACCTACGGCTATTGATACTAGCGTAGTTGCCGTGTCTGCCATACTATCAAAATTCCAATTCAATAAGTAGGCTATTACTGAAACTGTTATAAAGCACCCTATCAGAAATATTTTATACTCCTTATCCACCACTGTCACCTCAGTTTTGCAAGCAGCAGTTCCCTTACTTCATCTGGTTCAAAATGCTCATTTTCATCTTTTGTTGGCTGAATCAAAAAGTGTTTTAGAACAGACGAAAAATCAAATGTTTGCTCTATACCACTTTCATCACATCCGATTATAACAACATCTTCAAATTCTTCACGATGCCGACAAATACGATCTACTAGACCTTTTCCTCCTCCATGTATTGGAAGGTCTCCATACGATATTTTTAGTTGAAGCTTGCTTGGCAAGTCCTGTCCCCAGATGTTACCAACTTGAGAAAACAATGTTCCTCCACGGCTGAATACATTATCCACTTGCGTATATTGAAATCCACGAATAGTTTTAATGTTCTTACAAAAATCATCTAATGATGTATAAATATTGCTTATCTTAAATTCCTTTTGCAGTGTGTCACTTAAATATTGCTCAACAAATCCCTTCTTATTGTAGTCATTCATATAAAGAAAATGTTTCTGTGCATCATAACACGCAAAAAATTGTTGTCTTGGTTCAACCTGTTCTTTTGAACGTGGATTCGGCATCTTCTCACCTGTTTTTTTATTTATGACATAATCTCTGAAGCGTACCGCATCATCGTAGTCAGATGCCATCCAGAAAAATCTTTCTTCGATAATATCCATATCAACAGAATATAAATACTTCTGCTTTTGCGGCCGAAATATATGATTTCCTTTTGCAACAACATCTTTCATATCTTCCAATGATGCCTCACGAATGCCATCAACTCGAAGAAGAAAATTACAAAACTTCATTTGTTCATCCTCTTTTTTATGCCATCATATTATCAGTCCACATCTCACACTGGCTAATGACCGTGCTGATTGCCGTATCATAATCTTCTGGCGGATACTTATACTTTTTTAGAAGGTGCTTCACCATCTTACGCATACTCGCACGGGCAGTTTCTTTTTTCTGCCAGTCTATTGTCCGATTTTTGCGCAGCATTTCCGTAAGCTCTCTGGTCAAGTCAATCAGTTCATTGTTTTGGTAGAAATCCTTGATGTTTTCCGGCTTTGTCAGAGCATCGTAAAAAGCCAGTTCCTCCTACGTCAAACCCAGCTTTTTACCGTTGTTATACAGTTCCGTAATCTCCTGTGCCGTTTTCAGAAGTTCCTTGATGACCTCCTCGTTTGTAATCAAGCCATTGTAGTAAGAGTTCATCAACTGTGTAATCTTTTCTGAAAACTTCTGAGACTGCACAACATTTGTCCGTTTATACAGTGAAACTTGCTCTGCCATAAGTTTTTTCAAAATTTCTACGGCAATGTTCTTTTCTTTCATTTTTGAAATTTCATCCAACACCGCCGGGTCAAACAGACTGATATTTTCATCTGCCTTCTTACTGTCAAACAAACTGATAACACCTTGACTCTGGATACTTGCTTTCAGCAGTTCATTGATTTGAGCATTGATTTCTTTCAAAGAAAGTGTCTTGCCGCCACTCCCACCATAGGTGATCTTCACCACCGTAGAACGGACTGCTTCCATATAGGCCGCTTCATGTCGCTCCTGCTCCGTGGTCATGCTGGAACACAACGAATGTGACTGCTTCAGCAACAGAGCTTCTCGCAGGAACAGATCTTTGCGCTTGGGTGCTTTTGCGTCCAGAACAAAGTTTACGCCGCCAGTGACCAGCTTTGCCATTATCAACGGAGAACCGCCAATAAATCCGCTGAAATCAAAGCCGTGCAACAAATCTTTGCACACCTGAAGCTTTTCCTGAAACTTCGGATATGCAACTTTGGCAATGTCCATATCACCATATCGGGACTGGTCACGCTTGGTATACTCCTTCATAGCGGCTTTGAGGGCAGATGCAATGCCAACGTAATCTACAATCAAGCCGCCCTCTTTGTCCTTAAACACGCGGTTGACACGCGCGATGGCCTGCATCAGATTGTATCCGTGCATTGGCTTGTAAACATACATCGTAGCCAGTGAAGGCACATCAAAACCTGTCAGCCACATATCCACAACAATGGCAATCTTCATCGGGTCATCGTTGTCTTTGAATTTCCGGGCAAGTTCTTCTTTGTGAGATTTTGTACCGATGATTTCTTTCCAATCCTCCGGGTCATTGTTGCCACCCGTCATAACTACGCCGATTTTTTCGTTCCATGTCGGGCGCAGCTCCAGAAGTTTTCGATAAATCTTCATCGCAATCGGGCGCGAATACGCCACGATCATCGCCTTGCCCGTCAAAAGATTAGCGCGGTACTTTTCGTAATGGTTGACAATATCTTCGCACAGCGATTGAATGGTAGAGTCTGCCCCCAGCACACTCTCCATCTGCCCCAACATCTTTTTGCTTTTTTCAATCGTTGCAGCGTCCGATTGCTGTTCCAGCGCATCGTAGGTCGCATCAATCAAGGTCAGCGTATTTTGGTCGAGGTGGAGTTTGATAACACGGCTCTCGTAGTAAACCGGACGCGTTGCGCCATCCTCCACAGCCTGTGTCATATCGTAAACATCAATATAATCACCAAAAACTTCACGCGTATTTCTATCTTTTGCCGAAATCGGCGTTCCCGTAAAGCCTATGTAGGTTGCATTCGGCAGGGCATCATGGATGATTCGGGCATTTCCAATCACTGTATGTGCTTCTTTTTCACCCTGTTCATTTTCTTTGATGATAATTTTCTCATCAAAACCATATTGTCCGCGATGGGCTTCATCGGCCATCACCACAATATTCCGCCGTTCGGAAAGCGGCTTCTCGCCACGCTCAAACTTGAACATCGTGGTGAAGATGATGCCGTTTGCTTCTCGGCCATCCAGCAGCTTGCTTAGATTGTCCTTGCTGGTTGCCTGTACAGGTGTCTGACGCAGGAAAGGTGCGCACTTGGCAAACTGCGTGTAAAGCTGGTCATCAAGATCAATGCGGTCCGTCATCACAACGATGGTGGGGCTATCCAAAGCTTCTTGCAGCAAATGGGCATAGAATACCATCGACAGTGATTTTCCGCTACCCTGCGTATGCCAGAACACACCACCCTTGCCATCCGTTTTAGTGGCAATCTTGGCCTTTTCGATAGCTTTTCGCACTGCAAAATACTGGTGGTACCCAGCCAAAATTTTAATCGGCTTCTGCCCATCACCGGAAAACAGAATAAAGTTTTTCAGGATGTCCAGCAGCCGCTCTTTCTGGAACATTCCCTCATAGAAGGTGTCAAACTGCGCATACGCGGTGTTTTCATAATCACCGTCTTTTGTTTTCCATTCCATAAAACGGTCAAGTCCAGAAGTGATTGTTCCTGCCTTGTTGGTCGAAAGGTCGCTGATTACGCAGATTGCATTATAGTAGAACATCGAAGGAATATCCTTCATATAGTTCCGAATCTGGTTGTATGCGTTTTCTGCACCCACTTCGTCCTTAGAAGGACTTTTCAGTTCCATCAAAACCAACGGCAAACCATTGATAAACAAAATAATATCCGGACGGCGGTTGTTTCCATTTTCCACGAAGGTATATTGGTTTACCACATAGAAATCATTTTTGTCTGCATCTGCATAATCAATCAGCTTTACTACCGAAGACCGTTCTTCACCCTTGACTGCGTATTTGACCGTGATACCGTTTTGCAGATAGTCCATAAAAATAATATTCTTCTGCAACAGGCTTCCCGCATCAAAATCATTCAGTTTCAGGATGGCTTCATCAATTGCCACAGCCGGAAGGCTGCGATTCAGCCGCACCAGACAATCCCGCAAAACATCGTCCAGCAGAGGGCGGCTGTAATCTGTTCGGTTCATATCAGGAGCATAAATGTGGGTGTAACCCATATTTTCAAATAGCTCTATGACCGCTTGTTCAAAGGTATCTTCGGTAAATGAAAGCATGATTTTTCTCCTCAACTATTATCCGAAGTTGCTGTATTCGATTCTTGCGCAATGGCATTCACAATCTTTTCAACGATAGACTGTGCTGCTCTTTTTGCCATCGCACGTCCTATCGGCGTACCATTATCCAATGTGTCCGTCAGTGCCAATCGAACTTTACTGAGTCCAATTTCCTTACGATACCAATCCGGCATCAGATTCTTTTGAATTGCAACGTAACAATCATCAAAAATTTCTGGATGCACAGCATTATGCAATACTTCTCGAATAATCTCGTCCACTTTATCGTCTGAAGCATCTGAATCGCGCACTTCTCTAATACTTGTTATCGGAACTTCTGTTTTCACAAACCGATCAACCATAGGCTTTTGTGTGTTCGCATAATTGCTTTTAATATATGCCATCTGGTGCTCAAGTTCTGGGAACAGCGTCCCTTCGTTGATATTGTAAAAACTCAGTTCCTCTAAAATCGCGTCTTTTCTTCCCGCTGGTATTCTAAAACTTTGAAGTTCAAATTCATCTTGGACATCACTATATGCCCGTTTAACAATGCTCTGTCCGATTTTTTCTTTCAGCTGAACATTATATTTTCCGCAGATTAAAAAAGAGCCGCTTTGCCGTACCAATCTTTCATTATTCAAGTTGGAAATCACAAAATAATTTCTTTGAATAATCGAAAGCAAGCTTTTATACTCGCTTGCCTCGCACTCTTTTACCTCTTTATCTGTATAAATTCCATACTTGTTCAAATCCGAGAGCAGCTTTTCTAATGTATAATCGCCCGAAATTTCATGACTCGCTAAATATGCCAACACTTTGATCTCTATGTCGCTATAACTTTTTCCGTAATCTCGTTTATAATAGATTTTTCCATCGGTCGGCGGCAATAACGTAGTCTTCCCGTCAGTTATCTTTTTCTCTTGATTGTTTTGGCAAGCAAAATACAGTGCCACCAGTGGGTTTTCCGTCACATCCAACAGTCTTGTTGGCAACCCATAGTGTTGCAATTTTGCGAGCTTTTCAAAATCTGTTGTCAGCTTTCGGAAGTCATCAGGATTCCGTGTGTAGGCAGCGTTTATCAATTCTGCTTCATGTGGAAGCATCCCACCACGGAACACTCCCGGCATGACATGCCATTCGTTGCTGGCCTGTCCACGGAAGAAATAATGCTTTGCGCTTACTTCTGCGCCTTCTTCTTTCTTTATGGTTTCCTTTATATCAGAAATGTAGGTCAGGTAGCTATTAAGGTTTGTAACAACGCATTCCCTCGGGTTTCTTGTCTTAGCATTATCAAAATCTTCCATATTATCCCTTCATTTCTTTTATAAACGATAATTTAGCAGCTTAGAGTTGAATATTGGCAGCATCAATTTCGCCGGACATTAGCCGAGGTAGCAGGATATCACGAGACCTGCTAATAAAAGTCAAGTCCCAAAACAAGAAAATTCGCTAACCGACCGCTGCCCATGACAAACAGTATTCAAATGCTGGTCAAAACACAGCGAGGGCGACGGAGGGGATAGCAAAGCAAGCCCAGCCAGCCCTCGCAAAATCAGGATAGCATTTGAATGCTTCGGTTTGTCAAGGGTTCGCTGCGCCAGCTAAGCGGTTCTTTGAATTCAGCTCAGGCTCAAGAGGAAATTACGACCAAAAACAAATATCCATGCTTATTTTGAGTGTTTGGAGTCCATTACAGCTTTCACTCTAGCATAATAGATTCGCAAGAACTTGTTGGCTGAAGCCATCATGTAAACTTTGTAGGGTTTTCCCTCAGAGCGCTTTTTGTTCATGAATTGAAAAACCGGCTCATCCTGAGGTTGTGTCTTCAAGATGACAGTCATAATCAGAAAGAGCGTCCTACGTAGAACAGCCGAACCCACTTTACTAATTCCGCTATCGTTGCCCACAATCTTGCCAGAATCATTTGGCTGCGGTTCAATTCCTGCAAATGCAATGAGTGATTTCTTGGATGAGAAACGACGGACATCTCCGATCTCAGCCATCAGTTGAGGACCGAGAGAAGGGCCGACGCCGTACATTTCCATCACAGTATCAAATTCCGGAAGCTGTTGAGAAAGGCGAAGCATCTCCTGCTGGAATGCAGCCACGGACTGAGATACGGCTTTCAGCTGAGCGACCTGTTGCTGAATAAGGAGTTTTGAGGTTGGGGATTTTGGAAGAGAAGCAGCATTGACTGCACAGGCATAGATCGTATCCGATTTTGAGCGAGTGAAATTATATCCGTGCTTCTGACACCACTTTAAATACTTTTTAGCAAAGGCATCAGAGGAAAGGCTTGAAACACACTCACTGTGCCAGAAGTCTCCAATGAAATCGACCCATTTTTCGCACCCGTTGCTCTTTGCGGGGCTTGAAAATAGCTTGTTTGCATCTGGAAAGGTCAGGTCAAGAGATGAGATCAGATTATTCTTCAGCATAGTACGAACTGCCACGGCTTGCTGGTACTGACGATAACAATTCTTCAAAGCCAGCCGGGTATCATCTTCGGGAAGATACTGTCGTAGCCGTGTCCACTTGTCGAGCGTATAGTTGGCGATTTTAACAGCGTCTTTTCTATCCGTTTTGACACGTCTTAAACTGTTGTTGTCATAGTCATGAATCAGAACAGGATTGACTACGGAAACGAATAAGCCCGCATCGTGTAAAACGAAAGCAACTGGTTTGTGGTAATTCCCGGTGGCTTCCATGACGACACGGGTCTCTCCGTCCAAAGCTTTGAGCTTCCCAGCCAGATCGTTCAGGCTTTGGGCGGTGTGTAAAACTTCAAAGGGTTCGAGTACTACTTCTCCAAAGGGGCGCATGACGCAAACCATGCTCTTTCCTTTGGAAACGTCAATGCCTACAGCGTTCATAACGGTTCCTCCATTACTTTGTATTTGCAACCGGAATCCATCTTTTACTCGTTGCCGATTCAATCTATTGGGTGACACGAACGCTCCGCTTGGCGGGTGGCTCAACCTGCTTAAAACGAATGCTACAACAAGAGAGATGTCTAACTGTCTCGTCAGCGGACGTGAAAGCCCAGGGAGGTGAACGTTAGCCGATTACTCTCTTATTGTAGCTTAGGAACGAGCTGGAATGGAATATGACTGGCTGCCATATCCGGTTCCAAATATATTGTAATAGGAGGTGAGCGCCCCCAATGGCTGATTTCAGTATTACGGGTGATGTCCGGCTGAACAGCGACCCGGCAGAGCAGAGCGTCAATAAATGGACGGTAGCCGCCGGGCAGATGATCGCCGATTTCGCTAAGAAAGCCGCCGATGCCCTGCTGAGCGTGGTGAAGAGCGGTCTGTCCTACAACCGGGACATGGAGAGCTACCTCACCAATTTCAAGGTCATGCTGGGTGACGAACAGCTTGCCGCCGAAAAGCTGGAAGAGATCCGCAAAATGGCAGCATCCACACCCTTCACCCTGTCTGATCTGACTGAGGGAACCCAGACCCTGCTGCAATTCGGCATTGCGGCAGACGACACCACCAACGTGCTGCAGATGCTGGGCGACATTTCTCTGGGCAACGCAGACAAGATGCAGACCCTTGTCCGGGCCTATGGCAAGATGTCCAGCGCCCAGAAGGTCACGCTGGAAAACGTGAACATGATGATTGACGCGGGTTTTAACCCGCTCAATCAGATCTGCGAGGCCACCGGCGAAAGCATGTCCGACCTGTACAAGCGCATCTCGGATGGCAAGGTGGGCTTTGAGGAATTGCAGGCCGCTGTGGAAGCTGCCACCAGTGAAGGCGGGCAGTTCTACAACGGTATGCTGGAAGCCAGCCAGACCTTCAACGGACGGCTGTCTACCCTGCAGGACAACGTGGCTGCCCTTACCGGCAAACTGACTGACGGCCTGTTCTCGGCTCTTGGCGACCTCATCGTCAAGACCAACGAGCTGGTGGTCTCCATCACGGAGGATGACCAGAAGCTGGCCAAACTGAAAGACACCATTGGTCTGGTCATCACCGTTGTCACCTCTGCCGGCGTGGCATTTCTGACCTACAAGGGCTACCTGACCGCCACCTCTGCCGCTACGGTGGTACAAACAGCTGCGACTACTGCCCTTGCTGCCGCCCATAAAGCTGCCGAAGGCGGGGCGACCGGTCTGGCTGTTGCTCAAGCGGCACTCAATGCCGTGATGAAAGCAAACACGGTCGGAATCGCCGTCTCTGTGGTGGCTGCTCTTGCAGCGGCCCTTGTGACTGCCTATCAGACCAGTGAGACCTTCCGCAACTTCGTGAGTGGGGCATTTCAGTTCGTCGCCAATATCGCCCAAAGCACCATCGGTGCGGCCATCGGCTGGCTGGACAAGCTCAGTTACAAGCTGAACAGCTTTCTCGGGAAGGATGGTTATACCGGCTTTTCCAGCTACGATGACTACAAAGCAGACAAGGATGCACAGGCTGCAGCGGCCACTTCCAAAGCCAACCGGGAGGCACGGCACAAGGCAGCCCAGGCCGGGCAAGGCATCAGCACCAAGAGCTGGACGGAACTGCATGAGGAGGCCAAAGCTGCACAAAAGACCACTGAGCAAGCGGCCAGTGCTGTTTCTGCATCCTCGAAAAAGGCCAGTTCTTCCGCCAAAAAGGCTGCATCTGAGGTAGTGAACTCCATTACCTCCACCAGCACGCAGATTGAGAACGGGGTCACCCGTACCACCGAAACGGTCCATGAGACCCTGAAAAACGGCACGAAACAGCAGAAGCAGACCGTCACCGAAACCAGCCGTCAGATGGTGGACGGGGTTCTCTCGGACGTTAAAACCATCACCACCACGGCAGCGGACGGCAGCCAGAAGGTCACGCAGAGCATCGAGACCGTTCGTGACGTAGTTTCTACGGTCACCGCGACCCAGACGGCCCTCGTGGACGGGGCCAAGGTCACCACCCAGACCACCACCGAGACGCTGGCAGACGGCAGCGAGCAGGTCAAGCGGGTCATCACCAGCACCGGCACTGAGGTCATCGAGGGCGTGCAGCACACGGTCAAGACCGTGACCACCATCGCCGCCGACGGCACACAGACTGTGGCAAAAACCATCGAGGATGCCGGGCCCCAGTACGGCAGCGTGGGTGAGCTGCTGACCACCCAGTTCCGCACCAAGCTCACCGAGGGCTGGGAACAGATCCAGTCTGACATCCAGACGGATGCACTGGGGGCCATTGAGACGCTGGCAACGGCCCTCAAGGATGGCGACCTCGAGAGCCTGGGTCTGTGGGCGGCCAGCTACTTCTGGCAGGCCTGCACCAAGGAGCAGCAGACCCAGATTCAGGCCGTAGCCATGGGGGCCCTGAACCAGCTGGGCAGCGCCCTTTCCGGCGTGTTCGGGAACCTGAGCCAAATGGCCATGGGTCTGGTGGCGCAGTTCGTGCCCGCCGCAGCCAGCGCAACCACGAGCCAGATCGCCTTGAACACCGCCATGGACGCAAACCCCATCCTCTTTGTCATCTCCCTCATCGGGATGCTGGTGGGTGCCCTGCTGAACTTCTCCGGCAAAAACAAGGATGTGGCCAACGGCTTCCAGTCCGTCTGGGCGGGCGTTGAGGACTTTATGAGCTACATCTTCGAGGGCCTGATGCGCATTGTGGCGGCGGGCATCGAGGGCTTTGTCATCCTCATCAACGGCCTGATCGCGTCCTATAACAGTGTCGCGTGGCTTTATGGCGGTACCATAGACTACATCAGCAATCCGGCCTGGGACTACGCCAACAAGATCGCTGCCGACCGCAAGGCCCGGCAGGCCGAGCGAAAAAAGCAGCAGGAAGCTGCCAACAACCCCAGCAGCTCCGGCACTTCCACCAAATCCCAGAAGGTCATCGAGAGCATGACCGACACCAGCAAGACCACCACTGCCGACGGCAGCACCGTGACCACCAAAGTGCTCACCGAGAAGCTGAAGGACGAGACCGGCAAGATCACCCAGAGGGTGACCAAGACCGTCACCGAGGCAGGTACCAAACTGGTGGACGGCGTGGAGCGCTCCTACAAGACCGTGACCACCTATGTGGACGGCATCCAGACAAAGGTGGAGCGCAGTTTGGATGACATCGCTAAGACCACCACAGGCACAAAACCTGGCTCCACCACGCCGACAGCCCCCACCCCGGACAAAGACCTGACCGACGCTGTGGAGGCCAACACCGAGGCCCTGCTGGCCGCAAACGCGAAGCTGGCCGAGATGGTGCGGCAGGCCAATTCTCTGGTGCTGTCGGACAACATGGCCATCTCTCGCAGTGTGGCCGCATCCGGCACGGCACAGGTGGCCACAGCCGCCAACAACTACCACCGGGAGGGCGACACCAACATCACCCAAAATATCTACTCCAGGGCCCAGACGGCGGCAGACCTCCAGCGGGAAGCACGCTGGGAAGCCGACCGGGCCAAGGCCCAGAAACGATGAAAGGAGGGCTCCACAATGCCATTCAGAAAAGACCATTTGCAGCTGGTCACGGATGCCGGGGCCACTCTCGACATCGGGTGGGACTACGGCACGCCCTACTCCCTCGACCCCATCAATGGCGTAGATGTAAATCTGCAAAAGGCGCAGGGAGTGAACCAGATCGGTGAAACGGTGGAGCGCCAGAGCGTGGCTGGGGTGAGCCGTGAACTCATTATCCACTGCCACAGCTCCCACGGCGACGCGGATGCGGAATTACTGCTGGAAAAGCTGCCCTACTTCACCAGCGGCACCATGTACTTCGAGGACAAATACTTCTGCCGGTTCGTGCTCTCCAAGACCCCCTACACAAAGAGCATCCACCCCTACCCGGTGCTGGACTTCATGCTCTTCTGCCCGAAACCCTTCTGGTACAACTTGCAGGCTCAGAGCTTCTGCATCAACGGCTTTGTGCCATCGTTCAGGCTGCCCATCAATTACAGCACGCCCCATCGGTTCGGCGTGCGCACCTCCATCGGCTGGCTGAATGCCTATAACCCCGGGGCGCTGGCGGTGCCCTTTACGGCCACCCTCAAGAGCGATGGCGCTGTGGCCAACCCGTGCGTGCTGAACATCATCACGGGCCAGAGCATCCGCATCCTGACCACCCTGACCCCCGGGCAGGTCATCGAGATCTACCGCACCACCACCGACAAGCTGGCCGTCAAGCGGACAGAGGACGGCACGGAGGAGAACATCTTTTCTTTGCTGGATGAAGATTCCGACCTGCTGGAGCTGGCCCCCGGGGACAACCTGCTCAAGGCCACCGCCGACAGCGGCGAGACCAGCCTGCAGGTGACAGTGCGCTTCTATCCCATGGTGAGCGGTATTCTGCCGGAGGTGATCTCGTGACACTGGATGTCTTGGATGAACTGACCCTCGCCCGGCTGGGCCGGGTAGAGATGTGGGTGAGCCTTTACTGGGACGAGCCCTACAACACCGAGGGAGAGTTCACGCTGGAGGTGCGCCCCACCGAGGAGAACCTGTCCCTGCTCCGGGAGGGCCGCTGGCTGCGCCGCAGCGACAGCGATGTGCCCATGCGCATCTGCCACCGGAGCAACGAGAACACCGACAGCAATCTGGTGGTCACCGGCTTTCCGGGGACGTGGGTCTTCACAAAGCGAGTCTGTACCGCCATCGTGAAGAACGAGAACGCCGAAGCCGCCATGCGCAGGCTGGTCAGTGCAATGCAGCCGTGGCCCAAGCTGGAGCTGGGCACGCTGGTGGGCTTTGACACCACCTACACTGCACAGACCTCCGGCGGCAGCATCATGGACTACCTGATGACCATCGGCGCGGCCTGCGACCTGGGCTTCCGGGTGCGGCTGGCAGGCAAGAACGCAGACAAGAAGCTGCTGTTTGAGGTCTACCGGCCCACCGCTGACCCAAACCGCCGTTTTTCCACCAAGTGGGGCAACCTGCAGCAGGCCGCGTGGGCCTTCGGGGACTCCGACTACGCCAACGTGGCCGTGGTGCAGGGTGCTGGCGAGGGCGAGAACCGCGCCACCGTCACCGTGGGCCTGACGGATGCCACCGGGGCCGACCGGCGGGAGCTGTATGTGGATGCCCGGGACGTGCAGCCGGACGAGGAAAAGGGCGAGACCACCAAAAGCCAAGCCTACCTCGAGCGGCTCATGGCCCGGGGTACGAATAAACTGCTGGAACAGCTCCGTACCGGCTCCATTGAGTTGACCATTGATGCCGAGGGGCTCTCCCCTGGTGACGTGGCCTTTTGCACCATCCCGGAGCTGGGCTACAAGGCCACCGTCCGGGTGGCCGATGTCATCACCCAAAGCCAGAGCGACAGCACCACCCGCACCGTGCGGCTGGGTACGCCGGTCTGGCGCAAGTTGTAAGGAGATGATCTTTTGAGCAAAATCGTTTTATACCCCGCCAACGGCTACGACTTCGATGCCGCAGACGTGGCGGCCTACCTTGCGGGCCTCACCAGCGGCGTGTTCAGCGGAGATGAGGACTTCCCGGTGACAGCCGCAGGCGGGCTGAAAGTCACCGTGGGGGCGGGCCGTGGCTGGGTGCACCCCAGCCGCTTCACCGGCTACTCCATCACCAAGCGGGAGAGCGACACCCTGACCATGCCGCTGGCCGACCCGTCTCTCCCCCGCATCGACCGCATCGTCATGCGCTATGATGCCGGTGCCAGAGCCGCCAGCCTGCAGGTGCTGCAGGGCACGGCATCCAGCACACCCACGGCCCCGGCCATCTCCCGCACCGAGCTGATCTACGACCTCTGCCTTGCCGAGATCACCCGCCCGGCAGGCTCCACCAGCATCTCTACGGGCCAGATCACCGACACCC